GGTGCGGTTACAGCCAATTATACAAGTGCCCTTACAAGAGGACAGACTACCGGATTTCGTGGAAAGAAAGTCTCAAGGCGTGCATACAAGAATCATCTATGGAACTCTTCTCAGTTTGCTACTCATTATCGTAGTATACATGGCTCTGCTAGTACTATGGTTACACCTGCCTCAACAGTTCTTGGATCAATATATCTGTTTAATATGATTAGACATGGTACCAATGACTTTTGGACTGTGGCAGGTGGCTTACAGCCACACGATACTGGTATCACTACAGCTTTGTTTAGTGGTGATATTACTGTTAGAGGTGGTCAATGGAGGTTTCAGATACAAAACCTTGGTACAACACCACCAGAACCTAATTCGGATGTTAGAGTCAGAGCATTCTTTTTTAATTCAGTGAACAACCCCAATTTCACTTACGAACCCACAAGTGGACCAAATCTTTGGGATCCTACTGCATCACCGGATTTTATCAATTTTATTGGTAAGCCTTACAAGACACTAGAATGTTTAATTGAAGAAGGAAAGTCGTGGACGTTTGGTGGAAGGATTAAACTACAGAAGATAGACGAAATCACTTATAGGAATCAAGGAAGGAGTCCGTTAATTGCTATTATAGCTACGAATGTTGGACACGCAATCCCATTAAATTTAGCTGTTACTAGGTCGTACAATTTATCTTTTGCTGGAAATTCAGTGTAATCGTCATGGGTGACGTTAAAACCATGTATAAATAATATAGCGCACAGCACGGGGGTAAGTATTACCCCCCGTGCCCTGCGCCTCTTTCAATCTATAAAACGAGGAACCCCCTCATTGTTTCTCAATGCCTTCTCAACCTCAGTTCTTTCATTTTGTCTTTACTTTGAATAATTATGTCGAAGAGGAAGATGTGCCCCGCATCTCAGCTTTCTGTGAAGAAGAAGCCAAATACTGGATCATCGGCAGAGAAGTCGGAGATTCAGGTACCCCTCACTTGCAAGGATACGTCTCGCTTCGAAAGCGGCGTACTTTCATTTATGTTCGGAATAAGCTCTCAAACAGGTGCCATCTTGAGAGCTCAAGAGGTACTGCTCGACAAAATCGAGAGTATTGCTCAAAGGGTGGAAACTTTATCGAAGGAGGTACTATTAATGAAGGAAGAGTCCGTCAGGACCGAAATGAGACAGCAAGATCGTTCATGGCTGCCGTCGGACGAAGAGATAAAGGCTTGGTTGAATTCGCCAATTCAGAGCCCCACACGTGGATCCATCATGGATCTAACATGCTCAGAAACGCCTTACACCTCCTCGCTCCCATCGACCGCCCCGGTGTGGCAGTTCGGTGGATCTACGGAGCTCCCGGTGTGGGCAAATCTCGACTAGCACATGCGACTCTTCCAGAGGCGTATGTCAAAGAACCAAGAACAAAGTGGTGGAATGGATATCTGTGTCATAGTGATGTAATCATAGATGACTTTGGTCCTAATGGTATCGATATAAACCATTTACTTAGATGGTTTGATAGATACAAATGTTATGTCGAGAATAAAGGTGGAATGGTAGCGCTTCACGCTACTAATTTCATTGTAACTAGTAATTTTCATCCGCGTGATATTTTCAAGTTTGGGGATGAGGTAAATCCCCAGCTTCCGGCATTAGAACGCCGTATTGTAATTGAAGAAATGAAATAAAATGTTCTCCGTAATCTTTCATCACTCCCCATATGACTTTATAAAAATTGGTCGGCGCTCTGGATCTGGCGCCGCAGTCGCCGAGCCAGGGCTGTAGCTGACACCCTCAAGGACGCAGTCCGTGCCATTTGCGTTAGCAAATGTCTGGTGCCAGCGGCTACACGGCGAAGCCGTGGCTATAAATACCCAGGCGTTCATGGTAATACTTCATTCACGCGATGGCAAGATACAATCAAAAGAGAAAAAGGTCTAGTGGTAGACCTTATGCTTCTAAGAAGCGGAAGACGTTTAAACGTCGTAGAGGAGGTGCGGTTACAGCCAATTATACAAGTGCCCTTACAAGAGGACAGACTACCGGATTTCGTGGAAAGAAAGTCTCAAGGCGTGCATACAAGAATCATCTATGGAACTCTTCTCAGTTTGCTA